GTATAGTCAACATCAAATCCATACTTGCCTTTACTACGTAAATAATCAAAAATACTTTTCCATTGCGCCTCATAGTCAATTCCAATTGCACTATGAGTAACAAATCCAGGATTTTTCCTAATTTTTTAATTAAGAAAACTACCAAAATACTTACGCACCAGCATAGTATATTCCAATGATGGTTGTTCAAATATCCGTGTTTTACCTTGCTTGACCTTTTCAATTTTACGTAATTCATCTTTTATAGTTGCAACCCATAATGGACTATTTTTAACAATGCCAACTTTAAGATTGTCTTCCAAATCTGACAATCTATTAACAAATGTTTGGCCATGTATAGGAATAATAAATGTTTTTGCTTTCTCTGAAAAAGCATAATTAACATCATCAATTTTATTGAAAAATTCGTATTTTCCATTACTGAACCATTTCGATAAGATACCACTAGATGTACTCATAACTAGTCTATTCATAGTGTCATAACCATTAATAATTTCGAATTCAGTTAACAAATGTTTATCTCTTTCTTGTGGAAAATATTGTATATATTGTTGAACACACAATTCATGCATGCGGGGTTCAATAACATGTGTATATTTTGGAATACATTTTTGTGCATTGGAATACATTGCATGAAAATCATCTGTAATTCCTTTATAAGAAGGTGCATATTTGTTAGGCCATTCGTCATGTTCTAACCACTTTCTTTTATCTGTCTTATCAATCATTACAGTGCTTAATTTGATACCGTTAACACTAACTTCTCCCAGATTTTCTATGGGAGTATTCCAATATTTACTAGTCTTCCCATTGCATTGAAAATTAATTTCCTCTTCTATAGGTAATTCACTAGTTTTAAACGCATTATATGCCTCCATAATATCATCTAATATAAGTGGTGTAGCTCCTGCACGTTTTGTGCCATTGGCTAAAGCCGAATGCATAGCGTATAAAGGCTTGGACACATTATTATTAAAATAATATGGCCTACCACAATCTCCACTTTTAGTTATACCATCACAAAATGTACTAAGGATCATCGTCATATCATCACCATCTGCTGTGACTAGTTCATAACGCATTTTTGTAACTACATCAATATCATCTTGTTTTTCATTACCTATAATTGTGGCTTCTATATCTTTACCTTTCATCATTTGTACAAATTCATTACGAGTTGGTATAAACTGTCGTATTTTCCCTGCTCCATTTATATTGGCGTTAGATAAATAAACCAAACATAAATCGCATGATGTTCCTTGGTCATTCTTAATATCTTTGATCATAGCTTCATTTATTGCAACCTTTTCCATTCGTAAAGTGTCACCAATACTATTAATCAATTCAAGTTCAATATTAACATTCATCCCTGAACTCCTTTTCCTACGCCATGAATCAATAAAATGTCGATTTACTATTATAAACTTACTTTCAAAAGTTAAACAATACATAGAACACATAATTGACTCATCTTCAATATCTACGATACGAATAACACGTATATTCCGTCGCAATTTACGTAATTTATCTTCGTCATTCTGAAGAACAACACCAACTGGTTTACTCTTATGCCTAGGTGTATTATCATATGCTTGTCCTTGGAAAGCAGCCTTAACGCCACTAAGGAACATTTGAATAATGGATTTAATCAATTTATAAACGCCTACTGCTGCTACTCCTAGCATGCTAACTGTTGCAACTCCAAATACTGCATAGCAAAGACCTTTCCAACATTTTTCCTTATTAATTACTGATTCCATTTCTGGTTCTATCAAATAATACATTTCTTGTGCTGTTAAAGTTTCATTCTCCCAGTTCTTTCCATTCTTCAATTTATAAATTCCAAGACACTTTAATTCACTTATAAACATTTCTTTATATTCTTCATAGTCGCCATCAATTCTACTTGCTCTAATGTTTGCCATACAATCTCGTATAGCATCTTCTCTACTATAATCATCAACATCATAGTATTCCGCATCACCAGCTTGTAAAGTTATAGTTGACAATGCACTAGTCAATTTAGTATGAATATTTTGTTTATTGTGGTAATCATCAACCAAGTGAGTTACAATACTTCTAAACGTAACACTCGATCGAATATGACCACCAACTACATCGGTGTAGAAGAAATGCCATTCTTGATCAATCATATCTATTAATTGCTCAACAGTTTTCCCTTCCAAATTGTTGGCTAGCCATGACGCCGCTTTTGATCCATCTTGATTCTTTGTAGTAATTGTCCACGCATTTACAAAGCGCGTACACAGTGCTTCTGGATGCATTAGTCCATGAACGTTAGCAAAATTTGAACTATTCGTAGTAGCTAATATGAACTTGGATGAAAATAATCGGCCTTTCTCCTCTAATTTTGCCATTTCAAGTGGAGTCTGGGTACACG